CTCGTTCACGCCAGCGACGTTTGGCTTCGCACAGATGTACTTCTAGACTGCTTTCACGACGAAAAGTTTTATTACAGAATGAGCAGGCATGTGTTGCTGCATCTGTGATCACTTGTCTACTCCATGATCACGCAGCAGTTGATTGTATTCATCATTGGTCATCACAGCACATAGAGTGTCAAGATCGCTGTTTTTTAAGTTTGGATAGATCTCAGACAAAAACTTACGTCTTGCCGAGTTGCTGCTTTCTTTTTTCTTAGGCGCGATCCAATTATGTCGCTGTGCGCCTAGTCCTGGGCTTACTGAAGTTGCCATGAGCCATTGCAGTTTGGGATGGCGGTTCACAGCAAAAAAATGTTTGTTTAATCTTTCATTAGTGGCAATCACATAAAACTTCTGTAGGTCTGCACTGCCTTCCACAGCACTACCCCAACGTATCATGAGATAAGGTGAAAACTTTTTGCGTTCTTCTTCGGTAAGGCTGTCATAGAAAGCACGATCTTTGAGATCAAAACATCGCATTTCATTGCCTATGTTGAGTTTGTCACTTACAGGAGCACGTGGTTTTAGATTGGAACTGTTTGTACTTTTTTTAGCCATTGCTTATGATAACATTCTAAAAAGGCTTTGTCAAAATCATCAAGATCAATCCAGTGATAAAGGTCCTGCATGGTTTGCAGATATTGATCCGTGTGCAACAATGCATCAGCATCAAAGTTCCAGGTTTCAAACCTAGCGCATAGTTTGTCTTGCTGAAGTTTCACTGCACGATCCATGCTTTGTTTGGCCTGTGGATGTTGAATGTATCGAAAAATATCCCCTTGGCGTAGGTGCAGTAATTCCTGTTGAATACCACGATCCAACTCGCAGAACTGTTGGTAGGTTTCTGGAGGCTGATTGGGCCATGTGGTATCACGAATGCTGTTCCAAAACTGTTGCAGTGATTCTCTGTTGTAGTTGACTTGCCGCCAGTCTAGAAATTGATCAGTGTTAACAAATCTTATTATTCTAGCATGTGTCCAAACTCTCAAGCTGGCTTCAAGGTGTCCTGTGTCATGTACATCAACAAACCATGTAAATTTAGATTCGCACAGTTCGGACATCACAGGGGTCCAAGGCCAATACTGTGCAGAGCTGATTGGCGCAGAGATATACATGCGCTCGTTGACTCCTGTAAGCGTATCCGCCCCAAGATGTAGATCCTGCCAACGTCCGCTTTCTTGCTCTAATCGTTGAAGTATGAACTCTTGTTTTTGCTCGGATGACAAGTTATTATTCAATTGCTTTTGTGCCATGCCAGCATGCTGCATCACAGCTCTGCGACTCACTGCCATGCTGTTTATCACAAATTTGCCACCAGCACCCCAAGGGTACAACACAAAAACCACGTTGGGGTTGTGAAAATCTATAGCAGCACGAGGCCATCGTGGAGTTACCATGCTCGTCTGTAGTCCACTACTTCGCAGTTGCGAGAAATATCCTTGACAAAATACACACAGGGTGGTTCTGGATCATCATTCAATGGCACTGCTAATAACTGTCCATTCTTTAGTTTGGGTGAATACCAGTTCACATCGTGATACACGTCAACTATTTCTATGGGAGGAAAACTTGGTCTAAAACTAGTCAATGGATTGAATTCAAACACATTGAATCCTCGATCATTTATTTGAGTAAGTGGCAACACTTCAAGGTCACCAAAGTCTTTTTCTCCTATCAACACTTGCCAATCTACAGGCATCTTGATTTTATGATCACCAATGCGTAGTACCAATGAAGGGGAGTTGAAGCTTTCTAAAAATATCAAAGGAATATAATGATAGTCTGGGTCGCTGGGATTGCTGTTGTCTAGTATTGCAAAACGTAAATCGTCAACTTGTTCAGGCAGCGTGTTCAGATCGTAAGAGCAGTTGTCAAGGGTTAGTATTTTCATAAGAATATTATAACACTATTTTTGGCCACGCTGCAACCTGATCGTGAATTGATTTGCACTGTAGTATCAACTCTCTAATATGATTTAATGGTATCATGTTTGGCCCATCGCTGGGAGCCGAATCAGGGTCTTCATGAGTTTCAATAAACAGTGCATTTACTGATCCTGTGGCCGCTGCTGCTCGGGCGAGGAAGGGTACCATCCCGCGATCCCCGCCAGAACTCGTTCCCAATCCTCCTGGTTGTTGAACACTATGTGTGCAGTCAAATACCACGGGATAACCAGAGCGTGCCATGATAGGTAGACTACGCATGTCAACCACAAGATTATTGTATCCATGTGTTACTCCTCGTTCGCATAGTAAGATTCTATTGTTGCCAGTGCTAGCGACCTTTTCTGCTGCACGAGCCGCATCACCGGGTGCCATGAACTGACCTTTTTTGATATTAACCACAGCACCTGATTCACCTGCTGCCAATAATAAGTCTGTCTGTCTGGAAAGAAATGCAGGTATCTGTAATACATCTATACCAGCAGCAATACAAGTACTGGCTTGATCAGGATGGTGAATATCTGTAAGTGTAGCCACATTTAGAACCTGTTTTACACCGTACATAATATCCATGCCTTCTTTGATTCCAGGACCTCTTTTAGTGCTGATACTAGTACGATTGGCTTTGTCAAAACTGCTTTTGTAGATAAAGTTTACTCTTAACTCTTCACAGATCTTTTTCAAGGCTGTGGCCATCATTAATGCATGGTCTAGACTTTGAATTTGACAAGGCCCTGCAATCACTGTCAAGGGCTGGCCTGAGCCAATGGCAAAATTGCCAACAGGTACTGTTATTTTATTTTCATCCATTCGTGTTTTTCATGTGTAAAAGGATACCGTGCATCACGGTAGTAGGCCTTGCGTTTAGTTAGATGTCTTTTGGCGAACTTGCAGGTGGATGTGATATCCCAGATTTGAACAAAGTCTTTGTCTTCTGCTCGGCGTATTCCCCGCCCAATGCTTTGTATAACTCGTACAAAAGATTTGCCAGGCTCAAGTAGAACAAGATTAAAAATGCGGGGAATATTGATACCAACAGCAGCAACGCCGTAAGTAGCGACGATGATTTTGTCTGTTGCCTCTGCCACTTCGTCATAGTGTTCCTGTCTGTCCCCTGCCTTGGTGGACCCTGAAATGAAAACTGCATTGGGCAATCTATTTACCAGCTCTTGCCCTGCTGCAATGCGATCAACAAGTATCAATGTGTTACCTGTTTGTGTGATCTCTGTGACCAAGCCTGCAATAGCATCTAGTCTACCACTCTCTTCTAGTAGATATTTGAGTTCACTTTGATAGTTGCTGTACTCAACATGATCTACCAGCTGCACAATGTTTACATGACACTGAGCTAGAACTCCTCGCTCTTGTAGCTCGGCTGCGGCTAGATGACTCACAGTGGGACCAATACTGACCTTGAGTGCTTGACTTTCGAATTGTTCCTTGGGTATGGTGCCTGTGAGTCCCCAGCGGATAGGTACCTGACTCATCACACCTGTGAGCAGAGTCTTTAGAGCATCTGCCTTGGCCATGTGTACTTCGTCAACAATCACGCATATCACATCTTCAAGAAAGTCATGAATAGTGATTTCTGCCTGAGCATTTTTGGTATTCTTCAGCAGCACATTTAGACTTTGCCAGGTGCATATGGTGTGCTGACGTCCAAACTCCTTGCGGTCACCAAAGTATACTCCAACATCAAGACCTAGATTCACATAGTCTTTTTCGGTTTGTGTAACCAGACTTTTGTTGGGCACAATAATAATACTACGTCCATAAGGGGATACTGAATGACTCAAGGCCGCTGTCATGATAGTTTTACCAGCACCCGTGGCCACTTCTTGCAAACACTGTGGATTGGCCAAAAAGTCATTCACAATGTTCACTTGATAGTCGCGTAGCAGTATGGGCTCGCCGGCCTGTGGATGTCCTTTGGGCCAGGTTAGATTTGAAAATGTATGTTCATTGATGCGTTCAAACTCAAAGTTTCTACGATATTCTCGTTGATCATCTAGTTCAAAGTCATAGCCCATTTCATCCAATATAGGAATGATATCAGGCAGTAGATTCACATAGGTGCTACCACCCAACTGAAAATAAGCAACTTTGCCGTCCCAGCGGCCTAGCCTCACCGCAGGAAGATATCGTGCATAGGGAACATCATATTTGAATTTGTTGACCAGGGTGCGTCTTGCATCAAGTTCTAGTCCTTCGATCTTGACATTGACTTCATCGCGTATGGTAAGTTTGGCGTAGGGCATTGTGTAATTGTATGACGCTTATTTACACAAGTCAAAAAAATAGGCACCAAAGGGTGCCTATTAAAAGATTGGACCGGAGCAAGGGTCCAACCAAGTGGGACCGAAGTCCCACGGAGCAATCAATTGTGTCGCATGCAGGTGCTTTCTGCCAGTGTCTGCCAGTTACTGGAGACCTTGGTAAGATCAGCAAGTTTCAGTGCCATGCGCAGACTGATCTCACGCAGTCTAGCATGGTTGTCTTGCATGAACTGCACAATCTGTTCGCCTTGCTCAGGCGTAAAGTCGTAGTCTTGGAACAGATCGCCTTTGCGGAAGATCTGTCGAATACGCAGGATCTTGTCACGTGTGGTGTCCAAGGTCAGATCCAGAAAGTGACAACGACTCTGTAGTGCTTCCAAGTGGTCTTGCAGTTTCTTGGATTTGATGTTGTCAAACTTGAGGTTGGTAATAAAGATCACCGAACCTTTGAAGTCAAAACTGTCTGGGATACCTTCGCGACGCAGCAGAGCAGAGTCAGCGTTCCAGTGGATACGGCGCTTTTTGCCTGAATCCAATGCGGCCTTGAGAATGTTCAGTGCAAGGTCGTCCAACAGGATGCTGTCACAGTCATCAAACACCAAGACATTCTTGGGATCACTGTGTCGATACAGCGTTGCATACAAGCCAATGGGTGTCATAGCACCCTTGATAACTTCGTACTTGATCTTGCGACCGCTCATTTTGTCAAACAAGCCGGCCTTTTCCAACTGGTATTCAACGCCATAGCTCTTGCCCACGCCCGGAGGACCTTGCACAATCATAGCACGAATGTCGCCATTGATTGAGGCCTTGGTCATGTCGTCTAGTATGTTGAAACGCCGTTCAATACGGTCCATGACTTCTTCGTCAGTTTCTACCTTGGTGCTCTTGGGCATTTCCAAAACGTTTGTGCTCACGGGTTCTCCTGTGGTGTATTCAATACTGTCAATTCCGTTGACCCTAATTCTAACAATATCAAATTCTGGGCCAAACACGCCATCTGATTTTACTGTAACAAAGCCGCCCTTGCGACCAGTTTGGAAGCCCTTGACCAAAGCAAAAGTTTGGTTTACCACACGTTGATTGCGGTACACTCCCTGCTTGACAATGATTGTGCTCATTTGTTGCTCCTTTTGTAATATTTTACGTTATGTAAGTATTATAGACAAAAGGAATTAATTGGTCAACCAAGAAAAAACCCTAGCAAATACTAGGGTTTCTTGCTGATTTTGCAACCAAAAACGTTGTTAGGTTATTAAGTTATAAATCATGACCTTGAATGCTAGTGTGCTGCCAGCTGGTACTTGATAATACCAAGCACCCTGACTGCCTTGCTGGCGCTGAATGATCACAGGCACACCGTCCAAGGTGACTTCATACTTGGGATCGTCGTGCTGTGCAGGATAGTCCGGGGTAGGAAAGCCAAAGTTCTCTGGATCTGGAATCACAGGAGTTTCATCATTTACACTCAATGGTGGACTTGTAACATCAACAACAATGGTAGCTCCACTTATACACTCCACAGAAACTGTGTGCGTACTGGTCAAGAATGGAATAGCATCATTGGTCAATGGATTGGGTACACTAGCCGCAGGAATGTCGTTGACTGTGATATCATGCGTGAACAGTGTGCCTAGCTCTGTGTTCGAGATAGCTCCTGAAAATATGCTGACCCCGTCAAAATCCACTGAAATGGCTGTGGGGTCAGCACCCAGTTTCATCCCTGTGAAAGTCAAAGTTCTTGTTGCCATTTCTAATACTCCTTGCTAAAGAAAATCAATTAGGTTTCTAACCATTATATCAAAGTGCAGTCTCTCATTGGCTTGCACTTTCTCATGATACACCCCAAGCTCATTGTGTGTGTCCATGCTGCTGTTCATATGTATTCCATCACACGAACGCTGTACATTGTATTTAACATCTTGACTGGCTGATTGACCTTCTGCGAAATGCTCGTAATTGTGCTCGGTGTGAATTTCATCAAAAGTTCGATAAAACCACCCTGGATCCTGTACCAAAGGCACGTCTTGCTCATGCAGTGCTGGTGACTTGACATCAGTTACTGCTGCACTGCCCTGGGTACATTTTACCACTACACTATGCACAGTTACCAGCAAAGGAATAATCTCAGCGATTTGAGCATCAGTGCTTGCTATTTCCACAGCAGGCACTATGATATTGTGCTCACAAATCAGTTGACTTTGCTCATTGGTAATTTCCCCACTGTAGATCAACGCATTGTCAAATACCACGGAAATTTCACATGGTTCAGTGGATGTTTTGTAACCATAAAATTCTATTTTTCTAACAGTCATTATATCTATGTATTTATTACTGCCAGAAATTCTTAACCACCCGATCGTGCAAGAGTTCATGAGGTTTAGGCGATCCGTGAAAAATTAGGATAGAAGTTGCGGGATCTACCTGTGTGCCTGTGTTTGGTGCTAGGTATCTGCGTGTTTTAAAGTTCATGCCCCCATCTAGACACTGCCATCTCCAACTGGCAGTGCTCAAGGGCGGAAAATAACGCAGATCGCGATCTGGCAGCAGATCACTTACATAGTCTTGATCACCTTGATACTGCTTGACCAAATGATAGATATCACGTTTTTGAAACTCTTGCCACATCCATTCAAACCTTTGTGTATCCCACCACATAACGCTGCTGTTGATTCCACGGTGTGTGGGACGCCACAGATGTCTAAAGTCCTTGGTAGCCCAAAAATATCGCATGCTGAGTTTGGGGATCCAATCAATGCTTTTGAGAATCACTGTGTCTAGGTCAAAGTATAACAATGGACCGCTGTGATTGGCTGGATTGAATATCTGCATCTTGTACCACCAGCTTTTTCTTGGTCCATTAATATCAGCCCATTCCCTGAGTTCATGTTTGATCATGTGTGAGGGAACTTCACGGTAGGCTTCTGTGAACACATGAAACACAATTT